TTTGTCACTAGCTTTTAAAAAATAAAAACCTGACATATGTCCATTCCAATGTGTATGTAATGTGTGGTGTCCACCACCATTTTTGGCAAATTCTTGTACCCACATTTCTGTAGTAAATAATTGATGATTACTCATATCAAAACCCATTTCTAAAAGTAAGTTATGTGAGGTTGCACCTATATAATCTGTTAATACTTTAAATTTAGGATCACCTATTAAAGTTGTTGAATGATAAACACTTCCTAAATCACCTTTAGTTTTATTTGTTTTGTTACGTTTATCTATATCTGGTTGTAAATTTTTTCTAGCTTCATCTATATATTTATCTGAAGCTTTATCTATTTCACTAACAAATTCTGGAGCATCCGCAAACCATATAGGACATTTAAAATAATCTTCTCTATTTAACTGTTTAGGGTAACTAGGTTTTTTAATTCTTTTCTTTTTCTTTTTCATATCTTTCCTATTTAAATGGCCATCCGAGGTTCCAAATTACTAGACTATGTCTAATACCACGTTTAACCGATTTAACTCTATGCCACACATCAGAAGGAAATACAACTAAAGAACCTTTAGATCTTATTTCTTTTAATACATGGGTGTTGGTTTTTTTATCTGGATCTTGGTTTCTCATATCAAACTCTAGTTCACCACCACTATAATCTTTGTCATCAGATAAAGATAAGGTTACAGATAATTTTCTAGTTTTACCATGACTCGGTGTGTTGGGAGAATCATAAGGTTTGTCCCAACTATCACAATGCCAATCATAGTACTGGCCTTTTTTATATTTTGTAAATTGACAAGACTCAGAAAAATCCCATTGAAAATTCCAATTAGCATCTTTGTTAGCTTGATGAATATAAGGATGGATTGCATTATAAATCCAACGTTCGTTTAACCAAACAATATCTGAATCTCTTTTCTTTTTTAAATCTTGTACTTCTTTTTTATTTAATTTTTTATCACCATAACCACCTGTGACTGCCATCTGATCTTGAATAGATTTTGCATAACGAACAATGTCATCACATACATGATGAGGTATGGCATCTTTAAACCAATAGTAATAATTTTGTAATTGCATATGTCTTTATAAAAACAATATAAAAGAATATTACGTGGTTGTCAATTATTGAAATTTATATCTTATTATAACAATTCCAGGACCACCATTAGAACTTACTATAGCATAACCATCATTATTAGACCCACCACCTCCACCACCTGTGTTTGCTGCTCCTGGTGTTCCAGTTGAACTTGGAGTACATGTTACAGTTGAAATACCCCCTCCACCACCTATACCACCAGCCGCATTAGCAACAGGTGCGGGTGTAGGTTGACTTCCTGCTCCACCTCCTCCTCCACCAAAATAATATTGTCCGCCTGAAGATTCACCTGATGTACCTAAAGAAGTAGGGAATCCACCACCAGCACCACCAGCTGCTACACGATTTGTAGCTCCGCCGGGTCCTTGTGCATCTGTACCAGCAGTCATCATACCACCACCCGCAGCACCAGAACCATCTGGTCCAGTACCAGGTCTATTACCACCAGCACTACCTTGAGCTGGGCTTGTTGGAGGAGTATTACCTGCTCCACCTGTTTTATTTAAACCACCACCTGAAGCACCACCACCAGAACCCCCTGAGTTACCACAACCACCACCACCACCGTGATATGCACCGGATCCACCACCACCAGCTGTTAAACCTAAACCACTTGAATCTTGACCTCTTCTTGTACCAGGGTTACCTACCGGACCTGTTTGTCCAGTATCACCGCCGCCTACTACAATTGAATATGCTTGAGCTGTTAATGTTACTGCAGCAACACACGCTGTTCTTGGAGCACTTGGTCCTGAGTTTGTATAAGTTGTTGCAGAAGCTCTAACACCCCCTGCACCTCCACCTCCTGGAGAATTACCATTACCATTTGCACCTGATCCACCTCCAGCTACAATTAAATAATCGGCTTTACTAAATACATCGGGTTGGTTTACTGCTGCTTGTGTAACAGTAAATGTTCCAGAAGATGTAAATGTATGTACTTTAAAATTTGTGTCAACAATTGAAGTTGTACCACCTGTTGCTGCAATAAATGCGGGAGCTTGTACCCATGTTCCTGCTCTAACGTTTGAATATACTGATTGCATTGACCAGACTCCTGGTGCGCTTGCTGGAATAGATACTGCAGGTTCTTTAATAATTACTAAACCTGATCCACCTGCTGATCCAGCAGTATTACTACCTCCTCCACCAGCTCCACCACCACCTGAACCTGTATTAGTTGTTCCAGTTGCACCACTTGAATTAGGTGCTCCTCCAGCTCCGCCACCACCTGATCCCCCATTACTAGCACCACCACCACCTCCAGCTCCGCCACCACCGCCACCAGCTCTTATTACTGAACTACCTGAAATTGTATTTGCTAAACCTGCTCCACCAGGTGCATTAGAATTTGCTCCACCAGCTCCACCACCGCCACCACCTTCACCACCACCGGGCCCACCAGGATTTCCTTGAGCAGGACTTGTAGGAGGAGCGTTACCTGTTCCACCTCCATTATTACTGTTTTGAGGACCACCACCACCACCACCTGATCCACCAGGGGCACCGGCACAACTTCCTTCATCGGATGCTCCACCACCACCACCTTTAGATGTTATACTTGAAAATGTTGAATCACCACCGTTCCTAGCAGCAGCTTGACCAGATCCTCCACCTCCAGGGCCAGCAGCACCTACTGTAATTGTATAAGGTGTTCCCGATACTACGGGAACTGCAGAACTTCTATTAGAAGGAGAAGGAGTGAAAGGTCCTGATGCACGAAAACCACCAGCACCACCAGCACCGCCTCCATTAGATAGATTTGCACCATTATTAGAACTAGGTGAACCACCGCCTCCGCCAGCTATAACTAAAAAATCTGCATTAGATGTAGCCTGCGCTGTTAAAGTTCCTGATGAATTAAATGTAGTTGTCTTTGCCGAAACGCATGAAGCTGGAGTAAATGCATTACTTACACCTAGTATTCCGCCGTTTTGTGAGCTGTTTGTTGGGCTCGCCATATCTTAGTTCTCCTTATGCGGATACCCAAGCTAGTGCTGATGCATCCCAATTAAAATTATTTTGTGGATCTTCTTTGTCTTTTGCAGTCCATTTTTGACCTGCATCGTTCCAACTAACTGCATAGGAAGAATTTTTTACATCCCCTGCTACAAAACCAAACCATCTTTGACCTGCTTGTGCATGTCCTTCTGGAAATACGTCTGCATCTACTTCTGCTTGCGTATATGTTCCATCTTCATAAGTTGTAATTGTTGGATAAGTTACTGGCGCTTGCCAATCATCATTGGCATCTAATGCCCATGAAGCATGGGGTTTTGGACTTATAAATATATTTTTTGCAGAGTCATAAGTAAAACCTGTCCCGCAATATTGTTTTCTAAAATTTGAATTGTAAGAAGTCTGTTTCCAAGTGCCACCTTTGAAAAAATTAACACACCATGTTTCACCATCTATGTGTTCGTCTGAAGGTACGCAGTCGTTACTAACTACTACTACTCTTAGTACTACATTATTGTTATCTAGTTCTGCAAAATGTGCCATAATATTTATCTCCTTAAAGTTTGTTTATATAATTTTTTATCACTTGTGTCAATTATTGAAATTTGTATCTAATAACAACAACACCAGCACCACCTGCTGACGAACTAGGGTTACTACCTGCACCTCCACCACCTCCACCACCTGTGTTTGCTGTTCCTGCTGTTCCTGAACTACCGCCTGGACTTGGAATTCCTCCACCAGTTCCTCCACCACCATTTCCACCGGCTCCACCTCTAAAGGGAGCACAATTTTGTCCACCACCACCTCCACCGCCTGCTCTTGCAGTTGGGGTTGCATTAATACCTGATATAGCACCAGCTCCACCAGCACCACCTGAATAAGGAGAAGCACCTGGACTACCTGCAACTGTTGCTCCACCACCACCACCACCACCACGACAACCTGGAGTTTGTCTTCCTGTACCACCATTAGTTCCTTGAGCGGGACTTGTGGGAGGTGTATTTCCTGTACCACCTGTTGCAGGACCTGCACAACCCGGACCACCACCACCTGAACCACCCGGACCACCTGTTTGTGGTGTAGATCCTGCACCAAAACCACCTCCTGCTGATGTAATACTTAATGCACTTGAAACTGCACCTTGTGTTCCATTTGTACCACCTGAACTAGCACCTGCTCCACCAGCACCGATTGTAATTGTATAACTTTGAGTTGTTAAAGCAACAGCCGAACCACCTGCTATTGGAGAAACAGTATAAGAACCTGTAGTTGTTCCTGGAGATTCTCTATATCCTCCAGCTCCACCACCACCAGCTATAGTTGTTCCACCACCTCCACCTCCACCAATGACTAACCAATCTGCCGATGATTCTCCGGCTGGTTTATTAAAAGCTGCTGTAACAGCAAAAGTTGCTGATGAGTTAAATGTATGAATTCTAAAATTACCACTCTCTGTTATTGTTCCACCTGTTGCTGAAATAAATGAGGGAGCTGAAACCCAATTGTCACTTTTTACGAAATCATATACTGTGTTCATTGACCAAACGCCTGGAGCGCTTGCTGCAAGAGATACTGCAGGTTCTTTAATTACTATTACACCTGAACCACCATTTCCACCAGAACCAGCAGGACCATCTGCTGCACCAGCTCCACCGCCACCTGCGCCTAAATTTACTGTACCGGCTCCACCACTACCTGTTGATGAAGAACCATTTCCACCACCACCCGAACCACCTGTACCACCTGTACCACCATTATAAGTTGCACCACCTCCACCTGCACCTCTTGTGACAGAAGAACCTGATATTAAAGAAGCAAGACCTGTAGCACCATTTCCACCAGCAGTAGGTTCACCATTTCCACCAACTTGACTAGCACCTCCGCCACCACCGCCACCACCATTAGGTGCACCACCTGAATTACCTCCAGCATATCCTTGAACTGGACTTGTTGGAGGAGTATTACCTGCAGAACCTGTTTGATTAGCTCCTCTAGCACCACCTCCAGAACCACCTGTTTCTCCATTAACAGTACCGATGTGACCACCCTTACCACCACCATTTGAAGTAACTGAATTAAAAACTGAATTTGTTCCTGATGTTGAAGAACTTGTATTACTTGTACCTCCAGCTCCAACTGTAACTGTATAACCTACACCATTTAATACACTTGAAGTTCCAGTTCTATAACCACCACCAGCTCCACCACCTGAACCATATGAACTTCCTGGATTATATCCACCAGAACCTCCTCCAGCTAATATTAAATAATCAACAGTAGATGTAGCTTGCGCTGTTAAAGTTCCTGATGAATTAAATGTAGTTGTTTTTGCTGAAACGCACTGTGCTGCATTAACTGTGTTGACTGGTCCGATAATTCCGCCATTTGCCATAGCTAATTACCTCCCTATGCTATTACGTCGTATGATACAAATACTTCTAGATCACTCGCCGCACTAGCTCCTCCCTGAAGAGCATCTCCTGTTTGCATATAAATGGGCGTGTCTAATAAGACTAAAGATGCGTCTGCTGGTATTGTAATTGTTTTGGCTAAATAAATTGTTCCAACATTTCCTGCTGCACCTGTTGCTGCAGAAGTGTAAGCTGCTTTAACAACTTTAATAGAACAGTCTGCTGCGTTTGTTCCATCAACATTTGCTACTGTAATTCTATTTACTTTAACAACTTTATCTGCAACGATTGCAGCGATGATAACATTTGCATCACCTGTTCCTAGTGCAAGTCCTTGCGACTCACCATTAATTGTTGCTACATTTACTATATTTGGATTTGCCATAATTTTA